CTCTCCTACTGCGTGTTCAAAGTTCATTGTTGGATAACCAATGCTATACGCTAAATCTGCCTCTCGATTGATAGCGTCCTGAATCTTTTCGTAATTAATCATATCTCTGTTGTTTAAAAAACTTCCAAAAAGTATTCTCGACCTTCCACCTTGTACACCTTCCAATTTAAACCTTGAAGGTCAGGTTCATACAATGAAATTAGTCTCATATATCGGTCAACATCTTTTACAAGCATCCCATATTGTAGGGTGAAATGTATACCGTCTGAATCTACACCATTTACTAATAAATCGTAGTCATCAATCAGAACCTCCATTAATAGCTGTAAATCATACATACCTTTCTTGTTTTGTGCAAATATATGTACTTTTACATAAAATCCTAGTACCTATGATTTGCCCTTCATTCATAAATATACCAATCCTTAAAGGTGTAACCTTTTTTCTAGACTGGATTGGAAGTGCATCTGTCCTTGTAGCTGGCTCTGAACTACGTATGCTTGCGCTGGTGTGCCTAAATCTAATTGTCGCCCACCTGCTCCTTGAGGTATTAGAGCGTTGGTAGAACCTCCTCTTGCTCCACCGCCTCGACTGCCAGTAGGTACGTTTGCTCCTGCTTGCTGAAGTATAGAACGTACTTGTGCAAATGAACTTAAGGCAATACCTACCATCTGGGCAATCAACAAAGGTGTCACTACTGGTGCTGCTGGACCAGTAGCTGCCGCTGCTTTAACTGCTGCCGCAATTGCTGATGAAACAGTCTCTGCTTGACTCAGCAATACGCTTGTAACTGCAAATGCTTTTTGAGCGTTTGTACCTTCTTTGCTCAATCGCTCCAGTTGCGTGCTGATGTCTTGTGCTGCACGGAAATTTGCGTTACGCGCTTGGGCTTCCGCGTCAATACCTGCAAGTTTTATTCGCAGGACTTCGTTTGCCCAATATTCTTCTCTTGCAGCGTCTTCTGCCGATAAATTGTCAAGCCATTCTGAAAACTCTAGTTGCTCCTTTTTTATGGCATCATTTTTTTTGCGCTCTGCACCTAATTCCGCACTTAGTTCTTCCCCCAAACGAAACATATCCTGCTCGAACGCCTCCTCATCTGCCTCCTCCATCTGTTGCATCTGGAATTCCCAGTCCTTGCCGTACTTCAATCGTGCAGCTTCAAGCAATCGCAGTCTTTCTTGTTGCGCTGCTTGTCGGTCAAGTTCCGCAGTAGTTTCTGCCTCTAGTCCTAATTTTTCAGCCGTCAGTTGGTTATACTGTTCCAGCAAGCCATTGATTTCATCATCTTTTTCAGCCTTTATTTCGGCTAATTTATTTTGTCGATGTTGTGCATTACCAAGATTTTCCCACCAAGGAATGGATGCTTCGTCTCTTTCATTACGTATTTGATTGATTTGATTCAGCAATTCTTGCTGCTCGCTTTGCTTCATAACCAATTCGGTCTGGCGTTCAATCGCTTTGTTAAATCGCTCTAAATCCTTTGCGTTCTGTAAATCCAAATTCTGTACTTCACGCAGTTGCGTTGCTAACTCTGATAGAGCCTGCTCCCTAACTTCTGTGGATTTTGAAGAATCCTGAACTGTTTTGATGTATTCCTTATTTCGGATATTGTAATCCTCGACAGCATTTGCTCCTGCCTTAACTACATCGTTATATCGTTCTTGTTCCTTAGTGACTCCGCTAATAAATCGCGTGATGTCATCCCATCGTTCAATGAGAGTTTCTAAGGCGATAATGAGCAAACCAATTCCAAGACCAGCAAACGCTCCTTTTAAAAACTTTAAACCTTTAGACAGCCTCCCTACCTGACGAGTCGTACTTTGAAACTTTCGAATCATCATCTGGACGTTACGAGGCAATAACCCCGTAAACAAAGTAGCGAAACCTCCCCAGTCTTTGGCAGCAGATTTACCACCCTCGCCAGCTTTTTTACGCACGTCATCTAAGGATTCCCCAAACTTTTTTACGTTTTCTATCGCTTCCGTAACTTCCGCTTTGACCTTGGTTTCAATTACTGCTGTCTTAGCCATTATACATTACTAATTTAAGTTTACGCCAGAACTTGCCGTCCAAAGCATACCTGCCGTACCATTGTTTGTACAGCGGGCTACCCTTATATATACGCTTATTCATTAAATAGATGGCAGGCGTTATGCCTCGCCCTACGTTATTCATAAATGTGTCCATCTATCACAGTAAATTGATTGCGTTCATAGCCGTGACCTTGGCGTTTACATACCACGTAAAGGTGTGGTTATTATGTCCCGACACTTGCAATCGCATAATCGTAGGAGAAGTAGCCCCACCTGAAAAAATCCATCGCAAACCGTGGGCTAGGTTGTGGTCAGACTGCTCGCTTAACGTAACGAAATTACCTACGGCTCTACTCGTGCCTTTTACTGACTTGACTGCCGTAGTAGCTTTAAGGTAGTCTATGTCGCCTACTGTCCCCGACGTTCCAGCCGTTTGAATGACCAAAACGTCTAGCTCGACACCATAAAAAGTGTTAGGCTCTAAAGGTATGTCATAGCCACCGCCAATGATTTTAAGCGTTACATACGTGTTGCTGGTAGTTTCGCCTTCCATAGCGAACATAGCTTGCGTAGCTGTAAACGTACTCGCGTTGTAACTCTTGTTAAAGGAGTTTGGAATAGGCAGTGGCGTGTCGGTAGCACCTCCGTCTAAGGTGTACGCAGACTCAAAGCTGGGGACGGTAGGGTTACCTCCAATCGTACCGCCCGACGCTATGTAGTGACATTTATTTGTAGCTGTATTCCATTTGTAGCCAAATAGCTCACAGCATTGTTTATTCCCGTCGCTCGTAGTACCCGTTACCGAATCGGTAAACGTGATTGTTCCGTTAGCGTTGTAATCATCAGGATAGTATCGGCACTCCCAATCTCCCTTTTCAATGACTTTAAGCAACTTGGCTTTACACGGTTGACTTCCGTTGACTACGTAATTGCTGATGCTTAGAATGCGCCAGTATGAATCTTCAATCCATATATTGTCGTTGTGTCGCATATCTCGCACGTCCTGTGGTGTCAAGAAGACAGAGCATTCCATCAATCGCGCATCGTCGCTGTAAATCTCGTTGATGTACTTCGCCCAATACTTTCGGAACATAAAGTAGAACGGTATGCCATCTACCAGTGGATGAGAATCATCATCTGGATAGTCGTATCCCCAATTTAAATGCACCGTAGTTGAATCGACAGGCAACGTACTGTACGGACTAAACAATGGATACTGCGTAACCGATGTTGTGTCAACTATAAAATCGTAACCGTTATCTATATTTTTTAATCCGTTGTAGTACGCTAATATCGGTTTGTTGCTGATGTTCTGCGCCCCGTTTTCCGAATTAATCCACTGGCGACTAACCAGCACGTTCGGCACTAGGGTTTCTTCCGTTTGCGAGTTTTTACGAATTGCCTGACTACGAAACGGAACAAATGTTCCGCCAATAGTTTCTTCATCAACCGCAAAATCATTCTGGTTTTCATATGTGTATTTTCCTTTGACCCAACCCCAGTTACGTTGCCACCATTCGTTACGATGGTCTTCACCTTCGTGGTCTTCAAAGATGATTCGCTTGCTCTGTAACTCGGTCGTGGGTTTAATTATCTTGTCTTTGCTTAAATCTAGCTTTGCTGTCCAGTCCTTTTCCTCTCCATTAGTGAAGTACCCAAGGGCTGTACTCACATTGATACGTGTAGGCGTATCGTTGTCGTATTCAAGGATGATATTGAATTTGTCAATGATAGCTTTTAACCATTTGTCCAAAGTCATATCAGGCATATTGGCTGCCATATCCACAATTGCCCCAGTAGGATTCTGCGTGTTGTATTGTGGCACGCTAATAAACGAATCGCCTATACTCCCTGATGGGGTAACCTCAACTGCCGCAGAACAGTTCGCCCCTATGTTCACTGATACGCTATCTCCTGATGTGACGTTCATAACAAATGTTTGCGTATACACATAACTCGAATTAGCCGCAGCAGGAACAATTACTTGGTCGTTAAATGTCTCGTTTGGGCTTTCGATGTTTACGTTTAAATAGTAATCTGCTCCCGCCGTGGTTCGAGTCACGAGTTGAATGAAGAAGGTAAACGTCCCTGTGAATGGGGCTACAAACAATCCACTTTGAAACAAATTGTCTGGGTCAAAATACGCCCCTGTTTCATAAGTAAATTGTAAGGTTGTAGTCGTTTGGCTATTGGCAGGAATAGTCAACAAACTATTTAGGCGCACCTTAGCACCGTACATAGGTCGTACTGCTACCGACTTCTGCTCTGTTCCCGTCAACATATACAACTTCTTCCAGCGAACAGATTTTAATTCTGAATCCACAAATGATGTGTACCCAGCGTAGTTGAGTATTTGGTTAAACAGGTATTCAACTTTTATAGCTGGCTTTAAGTGGCTAGGTTGAATGACCCAGTTATTGTTGATTCCGCTAAATGGAAAGTTGCCCGCTAAAAACCATCCAAATGGGTATTGACCGTGGTCTACCAGGGGATATACTACCGTAGCGTCGCCTACACTTCCGTTTGTGATGTCATTGGTTTCCGTCCAAGAACTAATGATGTTTGCAGCCGTAAGTGCGTGGTCAGTATCCGTGCCTATGAAATCAAACAAATCGCCAAATGACTTCCCGCGTATTGCTCGAAACAAATCGGCAGTAATGCCCATCACGTTGACGCTATACGCATCGTCGTTTACTTCATTCAATTGAAGAACACCACTCAATACCAAGATACCATCATCCAGCACCTCGACTATGGTATCGCTATATGCTGACCAAGTAGATGTCGAGATATTGACGTTGTGGTAATGCTCAAAGAATTGGTTATTCTTCTTTGTGCGTGGGCAATTAAACGAAAAACTGTGCGGGCTACTACGCTCCGTCAGTTTCGTGTTGTTCTGAATTTCAAAGTTTAATTCTATCCGTGGGTCTTGTAGGTCAAGGCTGACCTGCTGTACGTCGTCTTGAACTTTTACCAGTACCTCTGTCATATCGTGACTTTGTATCGTGATTCTTCAATCGTAACCGTATAGACGATGCCTTTGTCGTTTACGCTTGTCTTAAAGTCGATGCCTGTATCAGTGACTACGCATCCACGCCAGACGTTGCTGTAATTCCACAAAACCATTGGACTGTTCATTATGCTGTCGACGACAAAGTTGAAGTCCTCGTCTTCTGGGTCTGTGTTCAATACCCACTCGTTAGTAGTTCGGACGTTGCTTACTTTAAGTCCGCCTTCATAAGGTAACACGGCAAAATCCGTAGCACCCCCGTCTGCCTCGTAACTGTTACCCCCTACCTCTCGGTATGTGCTACGCTGTATCCTTTCGCTGTGCGTGTTCTTCGAGTAGAAGGTGTAGTAATCCCAACCTCCCAACTCATTCCACCAAGCCAAACGAATGGGCGTGTATTTGCACGCGGGCTTGCGAGTCACCTTGTACTCTATGCTGGTTTCGTTTCCAGATAACGTAGTGCTGCTTGCCGCTTGTACGGTATAGTGAGTCCAGCCTACGTTACCCGCATCGCTAGGTTGCAAAATAGTAACGTCAGTTTGCGTTTCTAAGTTGGCAGGGTAGATACCAAACCAAATCAAAAAATTCGATGAAGTCGTAACTACGCTCGGCACATAGGGAGATGTAAAATACCCTGAATTAAGGGCGGTAGTGCCGTCGTAATACTTGACGTGTATGTAAGCTGGGTTCGATGACCAAGGCGCACTTGTAGTGCCGTTAATTAAGCCTACTATGCCTTCGTCGGTTGTTTGGGCAACCAACTTCTGAGGCTGGTATACAGACAAGAATTTTTTGGTGCTGCCGTCCAACACATAATTGTCGTAATTCGTACTGTCATAAGCGTTGTATACTGGCGTGAACGTGCCGTTGACTACATACGTCACATCGGTAACCCCAGCAGCCGGATATTCAACTGGCGTGTCAGATGTCGTGGTAGCGTACTCGTAGTAGAACTTGCAACTGAACTTGTTCATAGCATCTACGTTACCAGAAAACAATGCGAGGTCGTGTTTATTTTGGTCTTGCTGTTGGTAGGCGTGAATGACTCCCGACACATCAAACACCCCACAATCGGCTGAGTTCGGTAATTGCTTGAGCTTTGCTACGATAGTTGACTCACGGGTAATTTCACAGATGTATCGAAACTTCGCATTAGAAGGCAGACCTCCGTTTTCAAATACTACGTACACTATTCGGTCTGCTGAACCGAGCAAATCTGGTGTGGGGGCTTGGGTAATGCTTATAGCCATTACAGTATAATTACGATTTCGAAGTTATTAGGCAATTCTTTTTTGTAAAAATGATACAAGTCAGAAGCCATAGCTGCACTAATCCTTGACTCGTACTTTTTAAACAATATACGCATTGTCGGACGTATAAAAGGAGTTGGCTTTATGCCGTAACGGTAGACTGTGATGGCAATTGTTCGCACCAATTGCTTACGAGCAATGAAGCGACCCTTGGCATCCCGCACTGCCTTTATAGGTTTTACGATTGTCCAGCGGTCGATAGCTGGAACTAGCTTTCCTTTCTCACCTGTGCCTGACCCGAATTTAAATGGGCTATTTGGGGCTTTCTTTTCAGACACAGCACCACGAACGCCCGACTCTACGAAATCCCAGTACGGTGCGCCGTCAAAATCAAAACTTAGTGCGAATTCTTTGTCGTTAATCTTGAAGCTATGATTCATCGACTTGCTCAGGTTGCCCGAAGCGTTTTTATCTTCTTTTTCAAGAATGTTACGCGCTTGCTTAATGACTGCGTTAGCATAGTTTTCGAACTCCTTTTGCGTTCGCTGCATTTCCAGCTTCTTAGTCTCG